TTATTCTTCAAGTCCTACCTGAGACATTTCTGTTAACTGATTATTTTCAAAAACGAGAGAAATATTAGCTCCGCTTGTATCTGTCTTTAAGCCACTAACCCAAATCGCTTGCAAAGTTTGATGATCACTAGATGACGCTTGGCTATAATTATCAGGTTCTGTTAAGATCTTTTTAACGTCTTCATAAGACATTCCTTTTTGTAATTGTTGGTATTCCTTTTGCGATAAGCCTAACTCTCTTGCAAAGGTAAAATTAGAGATGGTTTTAACAATACTACTATTTTGATAAAGATTAACAGTGAGAGTAACTTGATCAAACTGCCAAGTATAAGCGTCGATTGTTACTTCGCCTGCTGTTTTTGGATCATGTTGGCTAGGCTCTCCAAAGAGTGAAATAAGTTCTTCAAGGCTTGTTCCTCCTGTAAATGAGGAATCAACAGTCGCAAGTTTAATTTTTTCAAAGTTAGCGCGTTTATCTTGATGAGCGGCTTGGTGTAGTCGGGGAGTAATGATTTCTGAATCAGACGGTTGAGGCTCTTTATCTTTCGTTGTTGAACAAGCTACCAAAAAGCTAGTAAAAAAAGAGATGAGAAGAAGTGTTAGTAAGTGTTTTTTTGTCATATGTTATTTCCTAAACTATTTTTGCTGTATTATATCATAAATTATAAACAAGATATAGCTATGATTCCCCATAGCGCATGCGCTATGGGGAATTTAGTACTATTTTGATTCTTTTTTTTAGATATTCATGAAAAAAATGGTCAAAAAGCTCTGATATGACAAGGTTTTGAGTGGTATTGATGGAGTATCGGTAAGCGTGATGGTAGGGCTATAGGGATAACGGAAACTCATGAACAAGACAAAAAGAAAAAACCTTGATGTAACAAGGTTTTAGTAAGTTATGATTACTTACGGTAAGCATTGATGGAGCTGGTGGGAGTTACTTGAATGTTGTTAAATTAACGTTTGTTGAGAATTAGTTGTCAATCTAGTTGCTTGTTAGTAACAAATTGATTGAATTTAGTTCCAATGTCATCAATTGCCGATTGCGTGATGTGAGTATATACGTTCATAGTTGTCTGTAAATCTCCATGCCCTAATCTATGTTGCACCTGTTTCAAGGATAGACCTGATTCGAAAAGTAAGCTTGCATGAGTGTGCCTGAAACCATGAATTGTGATTTGTGGTAAGTCTGTCCCTTTGATAATTTGCAATAGCCATTTTCGTGGTAAACTTGGCGTCATAATTCCACCTGATTCAGATTGGAACATAAGAGTAGAAGTAGGAAAAGTTTCATGAAGTTCTAGTAAAATTTCCAAAGTTTCATCATCTAAGCTGATTAATCTATCGCTCGATTTTGTCTTCGTAACATCTATTTCTAGTCCAACTTGAGTACGTGTGACAGCTTTATTAATTGATAGAGTATTACCATTCAAATCATCCCAAGTTAGTGCCAGAAGCTCCCCTTTTCGTATTCCAGTAAATGCTAATAATCTAAACAAGGCTATTTTTTCAATGTTGTCAGTTTTTTCAACTAGTTCAAGGAATTGTTTAAGTTGATCAAGTGTATAAAAATTATTATTCATTTTTCTTTTCCTTTTTATTTTTGGAGGTGTAATTGGCAAAGCTGGATTGTTATTGATATATCCGTATCTAACAGCTAGATTTAAGATATTCCTAACAAGCCCAAGAATTTTTCCTCCATATTTTAAATCGTTGCACCATTCTTCAGTAAGCCGCTGGATAAGTAGTGGGTTGATGTCTCCAATCTTCACTTTATCAAGTTTTGGCAAAATATGTTTATTAATATTTCTTTCTGTTTTTAAGTAGGTACTGCACTGAACGGTTTTTTCATATTCCTTTAGCCATTGATCTGTCAATGCTCCAAATGTCATACTTGATTTAGGTTTATCAAGTTCAGCTTGTAAACTAATTAAGGTTTCCCTTGCAGCCTGCTTAGTTTTGAAACCTTCTCGCCTAATATATTTTCTTTTTCCATTAACATAACCGGCATACAAAAGAAATTTATAAGCAGTTTCACCATTTTCCTTTTTATATGATTTAATTTTCATTGCATACCATCTTTCAATTTGATAAAATAGGTACAAGAAAATGACCTTTTTAATGGTTGTTTCTTATACTGTCTTGCCTCACGCTCAGAGTCGCCAAACTTTGAGAGCGTGGGGCTTTTTTTATTTGTCTTCATCAAATTCTAAATCTAATTCAATTATACCGTCTTCTCTAGATGTCATAACATTAAATTTCTCTTTGAAATCTTTCCAGTTAGATGAAATTCTCATAATCCCAAGAACTTTATAAATTTGAGCGTTTAAATCAGGATGTCCTATATCTGGTGTTAAAGTTTGGAAAAATCTAGCTTTATATTGACCTTTCTTTGTTTTTGGAGTTCTTCTTTTTAATTCTTCTAACACTCCATCAGGCAGTCTTTTATAAATCAATTCGTTTGTCCATTTACCAACAACACCTGGACGCCTTTTAATTGATTGAACATCGTAGCTCCACCCGTTCAATCTAAAAATTTCCATATAAAAATCATCTGGAAACATCTTTTGCCATTTTAGCAATTCTTCACTAATATATGCTTTAAATATTTTTTGAAGCTCAAAACGTTCTCTCTCATATTGATAACCAGTAGCTTCATCTACTAAAGCAGTAACACCAACTTTCGCAAGTGAGCGAACTAACATTTCCGCTTTTTGTGCAGTTCTCATCTGAGCTTCTGATTTGATAGCTCCAATTTCTCTAGCTTTTAAATATAAATCTGATACTAGCGGTAAAATGTTAGCATCAAAACCTAATTGAATCCTACCATTTAAATCCCTATATTCAATTTTGTTGATCACACCCCTTAAATCCTTTGATATCAATGGTTGAAGGTTTTTTGCATCCATAAAAGTAGGTATTCCGATCACACGGGTATTGCCTCTACTAGGTCTGTCCAATGCTTTAAAAACACCAGCTTGGGTGATGATTCGCTGACCGTTATTTAAAACTGCTACATCAAGAGTTGTATTATCTAAGACTAATTTACCCTCGTGAGTTGCATGTAAAACTTCATTTTCCATATTTTCTCCTAAACTCATTCACAACCGTAGCTTCGTTAGCTATGATTTCCCGAATAACTTCCAACAACTTCACCAATAATCCTAAAATCACTATCTCTATCTATCGGTATATCTTCATACTTGCTATTTAAACTGTGCAGAAATGCCCCCTCGTCATTTATAAGTAGCTGTTTGATATAAGCGTCACCATAGTATTCAAAGACGCCTATATCGCCATCTGTAAGCTCTACGGATAGCTTAACAAATACATAATCCCCAGAGTGATACTTCGGTTCCATGGAATCACCATAAACAGGGATAACAAAGTCTGCGTCATAATCGACTGGTAACTCAATTTTTTCTACTTGTACATCATTTAGATACTGACCTGTACCAGCTGAAGCTGCGTGGTCGTAGTAGTTGTAAGAAAATAATTCGGCAATAGTATCTTCGTTGTTTTTAATTTCTTTCTGTTGTTCCAATAAAGTCTCAGCTGTATCTAAAACAATTATCTGTCTACTGTGTTCTAGTTGAGAAGAAGTAGAGTTTATTTTTTGTAGAGTAGATGGGATAAGTTCGACTTTTGGGGTGGTGGGAGTGGAGGGATTATCCATATTTAACATATTCTTAGGAGAAATATTAATCTGTATTTCTTGATCGGAATCTAATTTACTCAAAACAAAATCAATATCAACCCCCATCCCTTTTGCTACTTTTAACAAAGTTTCTTCTGTAGGGATAATTGGTTTTTTAGATTTCGGATGCTCGTTTTTTTCAAGCATTGAAATATACCCCTTAGTAAGACCAGATTTTTCAGCAAACCTATCCATTGATAACTTTTTTTCTTCCCTGAAATTTTTTATTATTTCCCCTAATTTCAATGTTAAAAACCTCTTCCTAGAATGATTGTTTAATACATTATACAACACAACAAAAAATAATTCAATATTTTTGTTTAACACGCTTGACAATGAATGTTTAACATGTTAAACTATAATCAAGCTTAAGGGATTAAGCAAAACGAAAGGAGGTACAGCTGATGAAATCTAGGCTAAACAAAAAGCCTAAACGCAAAGAACTAGAAGTCGAAATCAAGATTCTTTGGTTTAAGCTTAAGATTCACTACTCAATAGAGTGGTGAGGATAATTAGAGGGCTAAGAAGTCCTCTCCCCCTAACGGGGTAAGTTTAGTTTAGCACATTGGCTGTATCTCCGCAAGAATGAAAGGAGAGGTTGCATGAATTGGAAAAAGCTAATGCTTGGCAACTTAGAACACACGTTTACTAGTCATGATGGCAAAGAAAAAACAAGCATCGAATTTGAAGGTGGCTTATTGCCAGCGCTGTTGGTGTTAGGTGGTATCACTTGGTTAGCAGCTTGGTTTATTACAAAATAAAAAGCCCACAAGGGGCGGAAAGGGGGGAGTTAAAATGGCAGTGGTCTTTCAGGTCTTAGGGGTTTGTTATGGGTTTCTAGTGATAAAAATCTGGGACCGATATAGTTTTTCTTGTCCGCCAAAAAGTTCTCTAAAGTGGATTTGGATAAGTTTGGTAAGCTTAGCTTTTGGGATAATATTGTCCCTTCTGTTAGCAATTGTTCAATAATGAGATCAAATAATTCAGATGCTTTTTTGGCAAATGTTTCATAATCATAATCGTATTCGGTGTTACGATAAAAATGTAAAGAGGTTGCAGAATTTAGGGTGTATTCAGAGTATCTCATAGCAACTGATACTGGTAATTTTTCAAAATTTTTTAACAACAAGCCTGTCAGAAAATCTTGTGCATTTGTTGTATATCTAGGGAACGCCACTAGCCAATAATAACTTTTGTTATTGAATGATTGCGAATTCATCCACTTTATTAACGGTACATAGAGGGTTAGGTATATTTCTTTTTCTTCATCAAATTTTAATTTCCTGATTTGACTTCTATAACCAAGCCAATTGCTTATAAAAATAGAAGAAACAGAGACTATTGCTGAAATTAACGGAATTAAAAAATTGGTATTTTTCAATAAATCCATGATTTTCTCCAATCATTTTATTTAAATTATACCACAGAAAGGGGGTGGAATAGATGCGCCCCAAAAAATATCCGTATAGCCAAAAAAATTATCCAGCGCCGAAGCTTCATAACGTCATTGAAACCGATAATCAGTTCTTAATAGATGATAAAAGGATTCATTATGTTATTGAAGATTCTGTAAAGACAAAAACCCTTGGCGATGGCTATGTTGAAGTAACACTTTCCATAATTGCCAAGAGTTTTACAAAATCACAAGGTTAGTTTGGCGATAGTCCTTGTGATAGAAGTTGGTGTAAGAGGGATACCTTCTTCTTTAAGGACATTCTTTAAACGGCTCGAAAAATTATTATCTTTAAGACTTTGAAGATATAAGTAACCAGTTGTTGTTACGCCATCGAAAAAATAGAAAGTAATATCTTTTGTTGGGCGACGTTTTCCTTTTATCAAGCAATCATCAAGTAAATTATCAATTACTTCTAAAGTGCCTGATATTACAATGTTTTTATCTAAGTCTTTAGAGAATTTTACAAATTCACTGTTAAGACTTAGATTATCAAATAAGCTATAAGCGTCGTCTGGTTTGGTTTCCACGAAGGTTTCCAAGACAATTATATAAAGTTTGAAATAGTCAAACATCACATTCACCTCCTTTCTGCCCATATTATAGCAGATTGGAGGAACTAAAAACAGATAGAAAGGAGGTGGGGGAATGACGAGGTTTGCAATTCAAAGATTGCGTGAAGAAAAGAAAATGTCTCAAGAAGAGCTAGCCAATAAATCTGGAGTTTCACGAACTACTATATCTCTTATTGAAACCGATAAATCTACTACGGTTAAGCTAAGCACTCTTCAAAAATTGGCAGTCGCTTTAGACGTACCTATTGGATATTTTTTTAAACATAATGTTTAACGTGTTAAACAAAACTGGAAAGGACACTATGCAAGCAAATCGAATTTTTTACGGAAAAGAAAAACCAACAAACGCAGTAGCGGGCGATTGCTGGTTTAGAAATAACGAATTAATGATACTCAAGAACAATTGGGAAGCTAGCGTAAACGTCAACGGTTTCGTTGTGAATAACGCTTAACAATTCGTTACCATCGGCGAAAATCATTTTCGTAACTTCAGCACCTTTGATAGGGATGACTTCTCTTCCTTCTGCTGAAGGCGTGTTGTACGATACTTTTTCGCCTAACTTAAATTGGACATGAAAATAATTAGGACCCATGCTTTTTTCCTCCTTTCGTAATGATAGCTTTATTATAGCACGCAGGAGGAACAAAACTAATAAAAGGAGAAAAGAAAAAATGCTACTAACGGCAGCACTTATCTTAATTTTATTAACGAATATCGCTATCTTAACTATTATTGTCAAAATGGGGAAAGAATAACTGATATTTTCGGAATTGATGAATACGCTTATCAGTTGTGATTTTGATTTTAACTGGCTTTTCATCTAAATAGTAAGAGAAATTTTCTCGACTAGATGGATATACTTCAGTATCTGACTTAAATGGCGATGACTCCCATTGGTAATCTAATGGCATATAATAATTCGGCATTGACAATCCATAATAATCATCAGCTTCATTCTGCATGTCAGCTTCGTATTTTTGAAAGGGATTGAAGCCATTATCGCTTATTAGTTTTCCATCTTTGTTGTAAAGTTCAATTTTTTTAATAATGACTGAAACATTCGATAAGTTACTGATACTAAAATCATACATCCAATCGTAACCTTTATCTACTCTTGAAATGTAACAATCAGATAATTTTATCTTAACCATGTTGTAGTAGATAGAGTGAACAAGAGCAATCACAGCAACAATTAGCGCAATGACGCCGATAATTGTATTAAATAATTCCATTTTTATTCTTCCAATCGTTTTTATTTTAATTATACCAAAATAGAAAGGACACATATGAACGAAATAGAAAACAAACTAGAAGAACTTGAAGAAATGGTAATAAACATGGATGAAGTAGATGTAGTGATTCCATGGAAGATAGCAAAAAACCTGCTACAAAGAGCAGGTTACTTATCAGAAGAGGAACATCGCCTACTAAGTTGGAGGCTCGGAAAATCAAAATATGCAGGCAAACGTTCCGAAAAAGTCCGCAATTTGCTAGAGGGACTTAGGAATAGTGGAAGTTCCGAGAATAGCTGATAATTTTAATTCTGTTGTTTGGTCATTGTGCATGAAAATGAGAGTTTCATTTTTGCGATTAGGCTCAATCCAATGATCAATAACAAAGTCTCCGACAAGACTATGTAAAATAACAGTTTCAAAATCATCAATACTATTCAATAGAGGAGTTAATTCTTCTAAATTCATTTAGTTACCCTCCTTTCTAATAGGATAACTACATTATACAACAGAAAGGAAACCACATGAGACCAAAACGATATCCGTATAGCGGAGAGAAAAAGCAACCTGATAAACAGATTGCCGAGTTGCAATATAAGGTTATGAATAATTCGAGTAATTTGGCAAAATTAACAACCATACTTTACTCGAAAGTCAAATAATTGTCATTGTTATCTATGACTTTATAACCCTGTTGTGTTGCTTCTAAGATAATTTCTTCTTTTGAAATTTCATATTCATCTAAAATAATTGTCGCTGAATCAAAATTACATTCACCAAAACTGTTTTTTAAGGTGCGGTCTAAGTCTTTCCATGTTTTGAATTTTGTTCTTCTTGTAGGTTTTGGACTCAATTTACTCATGCAATATCCTCCTTTCCATAATTTTGGAATACAACGGTGAGAGGTCATATTCGAATGAATTATATCAGAAAGGGACGAAAAACACAATATATTGTGTTATCGATATATAAAAAAACACAACATATTGAAGTTTGGATAATCTATGAAGAAAAAACTAGACAAAATTCTCATTGATAAAGGAATGAGTAAAAAAGAGTTATCGGAGAAAACAGGAATTAGTTACAACACCATTATGAATATCGGTAAAAAAGATATTTCGTTTAACAAAATGAAAAAAATTGCCGATGTCTTGGGCGTCAGCTTAGACGAATTTAGATAGTAAAAAAGTCCGACGGGAAACGGACTCAAAACAAATTTTAATTTACTTAATTATAACATAAGAGAGAGGGAAAAACTATGGCCATTGAAATATTTGGACCTGAGTTTAGAAAAAAACTGCTTGAAGATTTAATCGCTCTAAATATGGAAGCGATAAAAATAGCGCAGACCAAAAACGCCAAGTCTATTGAATGGATAACCATGAAGCGGCTAGAAAAAGAAACTGGATGGGGGCGAACTAAATTGACCCAGTGGAGAGAACAAGGGAAATTTAACTTTAAAAGGTCATCAGAAAACGGGAAAGTACTATATGACCTAGCAGATGTTAATAGATTTTTACGGACCAGTGGATATGAAAAAGGAGAAACAACATGAAATTATTAGATTTTATTTTTGCAAAACCAAAAAAACAGGAACTGATTAAGCACGACACGCTTAGAGCATCATCTGAAAAACAGTGGGCCGAATTTGATGCCTATATGAGGAAACAGTATGGACGACAAGCTTAATCAGATATTGATAGCCATGCGAAACTACCACACAAATGGTGATGATAGCAAGTATTTAGAGGATATGGAGGTCATTTTAAATGAAAACAAAAATTGAAATCATGCGTGATTTTTTTAAAGAAAATCCTGAATCAACTCAACGGCAAGCCTCAGAAAAGCTTGGATTTACGGAAAATACAGTTAAACAATATATTTGGAGAGATGTTAAGCGTGGCTACTGTATTAAAGACGAAGAAGGTCGTGTAACTTATCTAAACATTGAAGATGAATTATCGCTTATTAATGAATGGAAAAGTGAAATTAGAAGAGAATTGATTGAACAGTTACTATCAGCTAATCGGCATGAAACGTCAAGCGAACAAATTCGTATGAACGCTAAAACAATCAATCAGATTTTAGGAGAAATTTAATGGAAGGTATGAAAAAGTATATCAATGGTCAGATTAAACTAATAGATACTATTGAAGAATGTGTCAAAGAAAAATGGCCTGAATTTGATGATAAAAAAGTACATAAGATATCTTTAGCTATTTACCAAGGATGGTCCCTTACAGATATTAATAGCACACTCGAAGCGATAGAAATGGACTTGGATAGAAAATGAGAATTTATGTAAACAAAAAAGGTAAACCATCTGTTGAATTTGAGTTTGAAGATCGACGCGGTGGCATGTTTGATACAAGATTAATGTTAAAAGAATCACCACTCAAAGAAGAATTTAAAGCCGATATGTACAAGGCAATTGATGGTGTTTTAAAAAAATACGAAGACATTTTTGATACTCCTATTTTTAAAGAATTAATAATTGGGAAAGAAGAAGATATTAGAAAAATGATTGATTACGATGATAAATTTACCGAACTTTTTGGAGGGATTAGACATTGAAGATTACTAAAGCGACAGAAATTACAAAAACCCATAATTGGCGCATATTAATCTATGGTAAACCCGGAAACGGGAAAACTTACTTAACTAATTATTTAAAAGGCAAGACACTGATTTTAGACATGGACCATTCGTCTAAAACGATTGCCGGAAACGAAAACATTGATATTATCCAATTTGACAGGACGCACCCTAGCGACTTTATGACCGAATTCTTGACAGAACTACCAGAACTTATCAAAGAATATGACAATTTAGTCATTGATAATATAACAAGTTGGCAATCAGACTGGTTTATCGAACAAGGTCGTAAATCCAAAAATGGAATCACAAACGAATTGCAACAATACAACATGTGGACCAATTACTATTTACGAGTATTGACTACCATTTACAGCCAACCTACTAATATTTTTGTGACTGCTTGGGAATCAACGCAAGATTTAACGCTCGAGAGCGGACAAATTATCACGCAATACGTGCCAGATATCCGCAAACAAGTCCTAAGCCAAACGCTAGGTCTAACCGATGTTGTCGGACGTATTCAAGTAAATCCAAAAACGGGCGGGCATGGAATTTTGTTGCAGGGCAGCGACGGACTATATGCAAAAAATAGGCTTGATAATAGGACCGTTTGTAAGGCGGAAGAGTTGTTTAATTTCGAAGGGAGTGATGCGTAACGGTATACCATTTACACGAATATCAAACAGAACTTATAAATGAGGCAAGAAGACATATTTTAAAGCATAATGTGATGATTGTTAGTCCACCTGGAAGTGGTAAGTCAGTAGTCATTTCTGATATTGCTAAGTCAGCGACTCAAAAAAACGGACACGTTTTATTCTTGGTCCATCGCAAAGAATTAATTGACCAAATCACTAATAGTTTTAAATTCCATGGAATTGACATGAATAAAGTGGATTTAATGACAGTTGGTAAAGCTAAAAACCGCTTGGATAAATTAACAAAACCAACCTTAATTATCACAGATGAGGGTCATCATGGGAAAGCTAGTACCTACCAAATAATCTATGAATACTTTTCAGACGTGCCGAGGATTGGTTTTACTGCCACACCTTGGCGTCTATCAGGCGACGGTTTTACAGACACTTACGATGTTATGGTTCTTGGTAAAACGGTCGAGTGGCTTATCAATAATAATAAACTTGCACCATATGATTATTACAGTGTTCTATCAATTGATACTGCGAAATTAAAAGTACAAAACGGAGATTACTCCAATAAATCGATTGACGAATCATTTGGTAAAAAGATTTTTGGTGATGTAGTTCAAGAATATATAAAAAAAGCGAACGGTCAGAAAGCTATTTTATACGCTCACTCGGTAGAAGCATCGCAGGCATTTGCTAAAGAATTCCAATCTATGGGAATTAATGCAATACACGCAGATGCAAAAACGCCTAAAGCCAAACGGGATAAAATCATGAAAGATTTCCGTGACGGTAAGATACAAGTTATCTGTAACGTTGATTTGATATCAGAAGGTTTCGATGTCCCAGATTGTACAGTAACTATTCTTTGTAGACCTACAAAATCATTAGTATTATTTTTGCAACAATCTATGCGGTCGATGAGATATCAACCTAATAAAAAAGCCATCATTTTAGATCACGTAGGAAATTGGAATATTCACGGCTTACCTGACACACCGCATCATTGGGAGAATTATTTCCGAGGAGGGTGGAAGAAGAAGTCGAATAAAACTAACACGGTACACGCAAAAGAATGTTCTGTGTGTTCGGCTTTGTGGCCACTTAGTCAACAGCTCTGTGAATTATGCAATCATGATTTTGGATTGAAAGAAAAACAAGAGAAAGAACGCATAGAGGCAGAACTTGAACTCATAAAACGTGAGCGGTTTAGAATCAAACAACTTGCTAATAAGAAGTTTGGTAAAGATTTAAAAACAAACTGGGAAATTGCCCAAGCTAGAGTTAAAGACGCTGGTAAAGGAAAACCATTATATAAACTTATCTATTTCTACTTAAAAACTGATTGGGTAGAAACAAACGTTAATGAACTTGCCGAAGTAACAGGCAAGTCAGAAAAAGAAATATATAGCGCCTACAATTGGCTAAAAAAGAAATTAAGAGGATAAAAACATGGCAGGATTTACAACAGATTTTTCAGAAGTTAAAGAACACGCAGAATTCAAAGAACAACCATACGAAATGATTGTCTATGATGCATATGAAGCAGTAAATGAACGTAACGGCAAAAAACGTGTTGTTATTGACTACGTTGTTCGAAACGATATCAAGCAAGAAATGCAAAACTACCACTTATGGGATGAGCAATATCCCAACTCACAAACTGGGAAGTATCATATCGGCATCTTAATGGGTAAAGCAAAAGCACTTGGTATCAAAGAGGGGCAACACTACGATAGTTTTGAAGCGTTTTTAAACGACTTCAAAGGACGCACTGCAAAAGTAACCGTTAAACTTGACGAATATAACGGAAATAAATACCCGAAAGTTCGTTACGCAAATCAAAGCGATGTGCCTAACAGCTACCACGTATGGAAAGAAAAAGCAACTGGATTTACACAAGCGGAGATTGAAGAAGACGATCTACCGTTCTAATTTAGACTGGGGGATAAATGACATCAAATGAATTTATTGAAGCTTTATCAAAATTGACAACCGAAACCGATTGGGGAGACCCAATCTTCGGCGAGTCAGTGCTTAAAGCTGAATTACGAAAACACTTATTTAAAATTGTCCCAATTGATCACAATGGGTATATCCACAAACTGTTTTATTCAGAAATGGTTAAAGATGAAGATGTCATGTATTTTGTGTCAGATGGACGAAAAACTTATCGCTTTTTATTTGGAGATACAATTCTAAAGACTGATAAACAAGGCAATGAATATCTCACATACTCCGTTGAAAATAATTTTCCACCATTTGCAAAACTAGTTATCGACTACATTCTAGGTGCTTACACGTTTTTTGAGAATAAACTTTATGACATTCGATATAAGCAATTTAAATTGATTGATGATTTTACACTTCAGACTAAGTATGGTTTCAAAGACTCTGGTCACATTTTAGAGATACTACAAGGTATCCACAAAACATTAAACATCCAACCAATCAATTATATTGAACCATATCAGATTGCTTGCAAGGATTTCATAATCGACCTTGAAAATTCTGAAATCATTAACCAACCGCCTTTGCAAAACGTATCTTATTTTAAGTATTACGAAGTAGACTACAAAACAGCAATAAACAGTAAGTCTATTGCAGAAGAATATCTTGAGTACGTTATTGCAGATAGCAATTCGTTAAACAATGCAATACTACAATCTTATTTTATCGCCCAAGTAGCGTGTGGTGTTAGACCTAAAACCAACTTCTTCATCTCAAAATCTGGAGTAAGGACTGGTAAAGGGTTAAGGCATATAGCTTTATCTGGTCTATTCAACAAGATTGATGTTGAGCTAGATACATTAAAAAGTAATGGATTTGAAGCGTTACAGGCGTGGGCGATGTTCTCGGGTGGAGAAATGGCTCTAGCGACGGAACAGGGAGATATTCAAGGCAATGCAATGGAGCGTGTACTTAAAATTATTGCAACAGAGAAAACACACGTTGCACGAGCAATTGGGCAAAATCAGTCAATGGTTAATTTAACGAGTGTTCTGTGTATTGACACCAACCGTACTGTTGCGCTGTCGGATGAAATGAATGGACGAAAGGTTTTAATTCAGTTTAAAGATAGACCAAAAACTGAAACTGATTATGAAAGAGAGAGCATATTCAGGAAATATTGGCTAGCATTTACTGACCGTGATAAAAATCCAAAAATCGATGGTTGTATCGGTTTTCTGTTAAACTCACTCGAGCGTTTCCAAAAAATTGGTAAATGGTATCAATGGAAAGATGTTGAAGTATTTAATGATATCGATTTAGACGAATTTCAAGTTGCTTTAATAAATGCATTACAAGAAGTCGATTTTGTACAGCGAACTGATAACAAAGAAGTTATTGACTTATCATTACAAGTTTACGGAAAAAGCAATCATGCAGTAAGTAAAGCCATATCTGAAATTGGTGTACGTAGCAGGTCGAAGAAAGTTAACGGGAAAACAGTCAGAGGGTATGAAATCGAAAATAAAACACGTTTTGATAAATATATCCTTTAAAAAGGTAACGCATGGTCACGCAAAGTTACGCAGAATTTTCCATGTTGCGTAACCTACTCAATCTCTTTAGTACCAATCGATTTCAGCATTTATTTAAGAAAGGTTACGCAGTAACAAACAATAAGTCTAATTAATGATTTATTAATTATTTATTAATTATTTATATATATAGGGGTAGGGTAGGGTGATTTTGCGTTACTGCGTAACCATCCTTCTCTAACGCTATCTATATCAACGTTTTAGAGGTTACGTAGTAAAAAAGGGGGTGCGTTACCTTATGTACCACACAACAGCACTTTCATTCTTAAAAAAAGGATATCAGGTTATACCGCTTAGAAAAGATACTGGAACGCCAATGATTAAGTTTAAAGATATCCAAATAACGGAAGAAGTGATCAAAAATACAAACTGGTTTAATTGTGATTATGCTTTATTAATGCGTGGCATTTGGTGTATTGATATTGATACTCATGATATGGACGAGAAGTTAGCTAAAGAGTTATACATAATGATAAAAAAGATGGGGATTGATTTATTATCTGTATTATCGACTGATAAGTATGACAATGGACTAGATGGTTATTCGTCAATTATTAGGCATGAGTATAAAAACGAATTAATCAGTAATTTTAAAAATACATTCGCAGAATTAACTGCAAGTGGTGGTATGCACATACTCTTTAAAAAACGCGATGGTATTAATTACACGCAAAAAATAGGAGTAATGCCTGGTGTTGACATAAAAGCGAATGATAATAATTTTGTCAAAATATTCCCATCTGACGGACGTGAAGTTTTACAAGCAGTTAAAACATTACCTTATTATGATGGAAAATTTGAAGAGGAAGCATTTAAACCAAAACAAGAAGGTATAACAACCTATTTTGGAGGTTCTGTCACATATACATCAAACGGAAGTCACGAAGGCCGAGAGGCTTATGAACGTGTAGTAACTGGAACATCATATAACAGGAATAATGATTTGTTTAAAGGAGCGTGTTGGGCGTTTGAAAATGGTATCGATATTGATGATTTAACATCAATTATTGGGACGGTTAAAGGCAGAGACGTATTTACGAGAGAGGAGTTTGAATTAACGATTGAATCAGCGAAACGAAAAGTCAGCTACGTCACTATCAGAACATGATATCCAAAACCTTATCCGAATGGAATTATCACAAGCGGGGCATATGGTATTTCGAGCAAATGTCGGAAAGGTGAAAACAGCAGATGGTAGATTTTTTGATACAGGTTTACCAAAAGGTTTTTGTGATTTGTTTGGATTCAAACCAAACGGACAAATATTTTTTATCGAAGTTAAAAATGAAACAGGTCGGATAAGACCAGAACAGAAAAAATTTATGGAGGTCATGGCATCTAGAGGAGCGCTTGTAGGAGTGGCTCGGTCAGTGGAAGATGCCTTAAAAATAGTCAATGACACTAGTAGATGATTTTTACAAACAAATGGAGCCGTCAATTAAAGCGTTTTTAGACGATAACATTACCATCGCAGATAAAGAAGAAGCTGACAGAGTCTATAGATCTGTCAAATGCTATAAAAAACTAAACAGATTGCCGCCACCTGATGTATTGGAGTGGTTCCAACGAATCTACACGACAGAGAAAATGGTGGCGTTAATCAAGCAGTCTTACCGTCTTAAACAAAAAAAGACAGACGAGGATGACAAGATTTACGAAAAGTGGGTATTTAAAAAATACGGTGACGTTAAGCTCGTTAAAAAAATCAAACGCATGGACGCACTAGAAAAAGCTCGGAGAATGGGTTTATGAAAAGACACAGACAGTGGCATAACGATATTAAATATACACCTAGATCTTACTATGATATATCAGAGTTGTTAATAGCTCACAGATGCAAAATAAAGACGTCTGATGACGTTTTAGCAGACAAGATAGATTTATACTTGGCAATTAAAAGCGCTCTTAGAACGCAGAATATTGCCTAATGAGAGCGAGTGTAAATTGATTATAGATTTTTTGAGAGAGGTAAAAGGATGACAGATAAAATTAATCCAGAATCAATGCAACAAGCATTTTATAAAAACTATCAAACATTTTTAGATAAAAACGCAGATTACGGAAACTCTTTTGAAAAGTCGCTTGACGAACTCGGAATCGTCGCAGGAGTGGTCAGAATCGGCGATAAATACAATCGGGTGTGCAATCTTATCAAAAACAAACAAAACGTCTCAGAGAGCATCTCAGACACGTTAAACGACATGGCTAATTATTGCATGATGTTAGCCGTTTGGTTGGAGGAAGCGGAATGAAGAAACCAAATCGTTATCCATACAGTAAATCAAAATTTTATGGACGTATTTACCAGTTGCATTCAGCCAGTTTTAAAGGTAAATACTATGTCAAAGATTTAAAATCATGCGGCATACATTATCAAATTACAAGAAGCGGTCCTTTTCCTGATATTTTTATAAAAATTGATAATCTCGAACAATTACAAGCATTAATAGATAAAACAGGACACGATTTAATACTTAGTAAAGACCAAATTTGGATTTATGATGACTATATGGAATGAGGAGTAATAATGATACCGAAATTTAGAGCTTGGAGTACATTTAAAAATGAATGGGCAAAACACTTTTACATCACAGAAAGCGGACTAATTTACAATATGGAACAACCTCACCGAGATTTGATTGGAGCTGTCCCTGTTGAAAAATCTGGATTAATTCTCATGCAATCAACAGGGCTTTTTGATAAAAACGACGTTGAGGTGTTTGATGGGGATATAATGTTTTACGAACAGGATTGCTATCAATACACATTAGTCAAATATGATAAAGATAAGCTTGCTTTTGTGTTATACGATGGTTGCGAAAGACTTTATCACGAATTGTGGGAACCAGGAGAAGTCATTGGCAACATCTACGAAAATCCAGAATTACTAGAAAGTGTAGACGAATGACGATAGATGAAGCGTTGCAAAATTTACGTGATAACTTTAATAAAATAATGAATGTCCTAAAAAACGATTGGAAAGCACTATTGTTTCTTGCAATCGCAATATTTGGGATGATGGTAACCGTGTCGTATTTTAGCTATCGCGACGCACGACAATATTACGAGTCGCAAATCACAGGACTACGTGCTCAGCTAAGCAGGACACAAAAGCAGCTTAAACGTGCTAGTGATGATAGAGCTAGACAGACTAAGCGGATTGTGGAAACGACAGGTAATGGAGGATAAGGATGGATTATTTAATGATTGGAATTATAGTATTATCAGTAGTAATTTTTATAATGGGATTTTTCATACTTTACTATCAAGCAATAATTGTTAATTCGATGAAAAATGATTTTCGTAGAATGCGTAAAGAATTGAGAGAAGAACTCGGTTTTGATAGCTATAACTGGTCTGACAGTTTCAGAAATATGCGTAGAGATATTAAATCAAATAAAGAGTTACTATCCGAAATAAACTCTTTGCAAATCATCAAAAAAGCCAAAGAAGCTAAACGACTAGAAGAACTCGAGCAGACAAAATCAAACGTCGAAAAAGAAATCAATAAGTTGACAGGAAATGCAGGATAATGACGAGGATTTTGATAAAACACAATTCGTCAATAGCAATAATCAGCTTTACAAACAGGCAGGAAATGTCATTGTGGTTGATGTGCTAGCAACAGTATTTAAACAATTATTCTTAACAGAGGTACAAAATGACAGAGCAAGAAATTAAAAATCTGCTTAATGATGGCAGAAACCTAGTGTCAGACGCAATTAGCAAGTGTTCCTTAGCGACAAGCGAAGTTCCTTTATCTGCGGATGATAGCTTGATTGACAGTGCTTACGATTATATCATTCACGGCATCGGTGACGTTGATAAAATAGCTAAAAAAATAAGTGAGGTAGGTACAAAATGAACAAACAAAAATTTGAAAAACTAGATAAAGTTAAGGAATTACTTGATGAACTAAAAATGTCAGAATTTATGGCGCCACTTTTAGTTGGTGATCAGATTATGGAAATTATCAACGATTTGCACAATGCTCCAGGACAATTTGGAGCGCAGGTATTTCTGCCATCGCCAGACAAAAAATATAAGTTTGCAGTGCGAATTTGCCGAGAAGAAAATTTGGAGGATTGAGTTAACGAAAATGGGGGTAGGATAATGGCTGAAAATAAAACTGGAATGATGGCTTTACCAATCGACTATGCAAACAGAGCATTAGCAAAAGAGGAAATACTTGATGAACTTGTTGAAAGAGAAATTGTAGATGTAGATCTGTTAATAGAGCTTGCAGAAGATAATCCGTTTTGGATGAGTGCATTGAATTTTAAGCGAGGTACAAAATGAACACTAACGAAAAAGTAATCGATACTATATGTCACATCAGACACTACGGTGACAGATACGATATGTGCCAAGACATGCGGTCGTGGGTGGCTGAGAGAAATGGATTAATCCAGGACTTACTCAAAGCAAAAAAACAAATTGATCGCAATCGTATCGCTAAACGTCTGGATCGTGCGCAAAAAAACATCGGTGACATTATCACAAAAGTGACAGGCGACTTATGGCAAGGCAGTGATCAAGTCATTGCTGAGCAGTGTTTTTTAAAAGTATTAGAGGAGATGCAAAAATGAATATAGAAGAAGCGAAAGAATTAGTAGATAATTCAAAATTTTATGGAAAGACTAGCAGTGTTATAAAAGCCGAGGTTCGCGACATTATAGACCAGTTAAACCAACCAAAACCAGAAGTACCGCAGTGTGTGGCGGATTGGATAGAAGAGTGCAAAGAAGAAGATTTAACACTATCACTTGCCTATGATGCTGATGCTTTTGGCGAAGTGGCGAAATGGCTTTATGACACTAATGATAGCACAAACATTGACCTATTTGCCCAAGCATGGCTAGCTTATCCAAATATCACCATTGAAAAAGAGAAGCTTTACACTGTTGAAATTCCGAATCCGAATGATAAACAAATAGCTTTGAGACTTGAAAAATGGGTTAAAGGAAAAGTAAGAATTGTTGCAACTTACTCATCTAATAATTTTACAGATGACATGCGCTTAGCGGAACGAGAAATCCGAAAAGATTTTGATTGGGCTTGGCAATTTGCGAAAGAGGTGACTGAATGACTGAAGAGTTAGGAGTGTTATATAGCGAAAAATGGCATAAGTATTATTTATATAAAACTTGCAGGTATATATCTTATGTTGATAATCCACATCAGGCTACTAAATGCACCCGCAAACAAGCAGAACAGTTTCCGCAGTTTAAATGGGTATCGCTGACAAAATTATAACCCCACGCAAGCGCTCAAGAGCCTGCGATGGCTCTGTGGGGGTGGACCGAAATTAAAAAATAGAAACGAGAACCTCCTTACACCAAAACAAATCTAACGCAGATTATCGGTCATTTGTTATTATTCAAGGCGCTAATACTGACATCGTACGCCTGTGTCAAAAAACAAAGGAAAGAGAGGACTTTTCTCCACAAAACAAAAAGACGTCCATACGGAACGCCCCCTTGGTTAAATTTAAGCTTAAATAAATTATACCACATTGGGGGGCTTTCATGACGTTTTTTCCAGAGATTGATATCCAAAAAACAAAATCTAATGCCAAGCGTAAATTGAGAGAGTATCCACGCTGGCGAAGGATAGCTAATGATGTAGATACTCAAAAAGTGACAGCCACTTATTCCTTTGAGCCAAGACAACCGTATGGAACGCCAAGCAAGCCTGTTGAGAGACTAGCGCTCAACCGTGTGTCAGCAGAACAAGAGCTGGATGCGATTGAGCAAGCCGTCAGTATGATACTAGAGCCAGAGAGACGCAGGATTTTGTATGACAAATACTTAGCGCCTTATAAAAAGGCAGATAAGGTTATTTATACAGAATTGTGTATGTCAGAGAGCTTTTACTATGATACACTTGACATTGCTTTGTTAGCTTTTGCAGAGCTGTACAGAGAGGGTGTGTTGCTTGCTGAGGAAGGAGTTTTTAGCTAGTTTTTATACAGTAATAAGATAGTTTATACATATTTTTACATGTTATTATAGTATTATCAAAATAACAAGAAGAGATAACCTTTTAATCACTGACTATTTTATTTAGTCGCCAACTTTAACTACGATCAAACTTGTTATTTTATGGTATGTGAGACGTATGGAGCAGGTTCGAATCCTCTGCTTGTGGTAAAACAGACCGACATAGATGTCGGGCTGAAGTCACACAATCGTATGGCTTTTTATTATGGATTGGAGGTGGTGGAAAATCGCATACGAGGAATTAACCGAAAAACAACAGCGTTTTGTGGATAAGTACATCACCACATTTAACGCTACTGAGTCTGCAAAACAAGCTGGATATTCTGAAAAAAGCGCTTATAGCCAAGGTCAACGCTTGTTGAAAAATGTTGAAATTCAAAAAGCAATGAAGGAACGTTTTTTGGAGGCAAAAGATACTAAAGGAGACCGTATTCAAGATGTTGCAGAAACGTTGGAACAAGATACATCGATAGCCCGTGGAGAAATCCAAATATCTGAATTCAAAGAAACAGATATGCTGACAGGTCAAGTGGTTATCCACACGAAAAGAGAATATACCCCAAGTCACGAAGAACAGGGTAGGGCTAGGGATAGAATTTATAAAGTTAATGGAGCTTACTCAGAAAAACGTGAATTAGAGCATTCTGGAACGGTGGTGTTTGCAAATGAAGACAACATCCCTGATTAAAGTAGATTTGCCATCAACAATCGGTATAGGTTATGGCGCTTTTTGGCGGTCTAGAAATTTTTATCGAGTAGTTAAAGGCAGCCGTGGATCTAAAAAATCTAAAACGACTGCTTTAAATTTTATCGTCAGACTGCTGAAGTACCCTTGGGCTAACTTATTGGTCATCCGTAGATACTCAAACACTAACAAACAATCTACTTATACCGATTTTAAATGGGCGTGTAATCAATTAAAGGTTACACACCTTTTTAAGTTTAATGAGAGTTTGCCAGAAATAACTGTAAAGGCAACGGGCCAAAAGATACTGTTCCGTGGACTTGATGATGAGTTAAAAATCACATCTATTACTGTCGATGTTGGCGCTTTGTGCTGGGCTTGGTTTGAAGAGGCTTATCAAATTGAGACCGAAGATAAGTTTTCAACAGTTGTCGAATCAATCCGCGGTAGTTTAGATGCTCCTGATTTTTTTAAACAGATAACAGTCACGTTTAACCCGTGGTCAGAAAGACATTGGCTTAAACGTGTCTTTTTTGATGAAGAAACTAAACGGGCTGATACATTTTCTGGGACTACAACATTTAGAGTAAACGAATGGCTTGATGATGTCGATAAAAGACGCTACGAAGATTTGTACAAGACTAATCCAAGGCGGGCTAGAATCGTGTGCGATGGTGAATGGGGCGTTGCTGAAGGTCTTGTTTTTGATAACTTTGAAGTCGTAGATTTTGATGTTGAAAAAACAATTCAACGCGTTAAAGAGACCTCGGCCGGTATGGACTTTGGGTTTACTCAAGACCCTACAACTCTTATATGTGTTGCAGTTGACCTCGCAAACAAAGAGTTATGGCTTTACAACGAACATTATCAAAAGGCTATGTTAACAGATCATATTGTCAAAATGATAAGAGATAAAAACTTGCATAGGTCTTACATCGCAGGGGATAGCGCCGAAAAACGCCTCATTGCAGAAATAAAAAGTAAAGGGGTGTCTGGAATTGTCCCGAGTATTAAAGGTAAAGGGTCAATCATGCAAGGGATTCAATTCATGCAGGGGTTTAAGATATATATTCACCCATCTTGTGAACACACAATTGAAGAGTTTAACACTTACACCTTTAAACAAGACAAAGAGGGCAATTGGTTAAACGAACCGATAGATAAGAATAACCACGTTATTGATGCGATTAGATATGCGCTTGAAAAATACCATATCAGAAGCAACGAGTCAAATCAGTTTGAAGTTCTTAGGACTGGTTTTGGTTACTAGAAAGGAAAATAATGTACACAGAATCATTTAGAGATAGTACGGGAAAGACTAAAACATTAGAGTTTAGGTTCCACCGTGAAGCTCGCATGAGGTATCAAGCGGAAAGTCTAGAAAGCTTGTTAACCGAAAAATATAAGCTACTCCGTGAAATGATTGAACACCACGATAAAGTCCAAAAACCACGCATACAAGAGCTTCTAGATTATGCAGAGGGAAATAACCACACCATCAGCGAAATAGGCCGTAGGAAAGACGATGACATGGCTGATGTTCGTGCTGTGCATAACTATGGTAAGTATATTTCAACGCTCAAACAGGGCTATTTGGTGGGTAATCCTATTCGTGTAGAGTATATTGATGGTACCGAGCAGCAGCAAGACCTATTAAAGGACCTATCTGTTAAAAACAATTTCCACCAGCTGAACCGCAGATTAGTAAAAGACCTATCCAAGGTTGGTCGAGCGTTTGAATTGATTTATCGCAGCATGGATGACAAGACAGAGGTCGTTAGACTAGATCCACGGGAAGTATTTGTTATCTATCAAAATAACCTAGAGCAATCAAGCTTAGCTGGTGTGCGGTACTATAACAAAAATCAATTAGATGGTACTACAAAAACTGTCGAGCTTTACACCGATAATAAAATCCTGAAGTTTGAATATGATGGTGATTTAACACTGATTAGGGAGGCTTCGTCTCATGCGTTTGGTTCGGTACCAATCACGGAGTATCTCAACACAGATGACGGCATGGGCGACTACGAGACAGAGTTGTCTTTAATCGACTTGTATGATGCAGCTCAGTCTGATACAGCTAACTACATGCAAGATTTGTCAGACGCAATTCTAGCCATTTTCGGACGTGTGTCATTTCCGCATGATGTTCAGACAGCCGAACAGCGTATCGAATTTGTGAAAGTGATGCGTAAAGCTAGATTGCTTAACCTCGAGCCTCCTGTCGACCAAGACGGGCGTGAGGGATCTGTAGATGCCAAATATCTATATAAACAATATGACGTACAAGGAACCGAAGCCTATAAAAATCGTATTGTGTCCGACATCCATAAATTTACCAATACGCCAGACATGACAGACAGTAAGTTTGCCGGTCAACAATCCGGAGAGGCGTTGAAGTGGAAAGTGTTTGGTCTTGATCAGGAGCGTGTCGACATGCAAGCTTTATTTGAGCAATCTCTTAAACGTAGGTACAAACTAATCGCTCGTGTATGCCAACTGCTTAAAGAGATTGATGACTTTGACATCAGCAAGCTTAAAATCACATTTACGCCAAACCTACCTAAGTCGCTACAAGAAAAGATTGAAGCCTTTAAAGCATTGGGTGGAGAGTTGTCGCAAGAGACAGCTATGGCTATTACAGACATCGTGGAAGATGCTAAGAAAGAAATTAGCCTTATCAACAGCGAGTCGAAATCACGTAGTCAATTAGCGCAGAAGTTAGAAGAAACCAGTAGATTGACTGATAGGGAGTTAGCTCATGACCACCAGAAAGAGTAAATACTGGCGTGACCGTATCAAGAAAGAAATGGATGCTAAAGAGGCAGACGATATCTCTCTTGAGCAATCCATGAAGCAATTGCACGATTATCATTTCAGGAATATCGAAAAAGAAATTGAGTCGTTTTATCAACGTTATGCTGACAAAGAGAAAATAGACCTTTCAGAAGCCCGTAAGAGAGCTTCTGAGCTTGATATTTCTGCTTACCAGAAGAAAGCTAAGGAACTTGTTGCAAAGGCTGAGAAACTACGAAGAGAAGGTAAGATAGTAACAAGAGATGACTTTACCCACCAAGAAAATGCAGACATGTCTATTTACAACTTAGCCATGAAAACGAATGCTTTGGAACTATTGCGCTTAAACATTGATTTAGAAATGCAAGAACTTGCCAACGGCGAACACAAGCTAACCAAGAAATTTCTTGATGAAGGCTATCGCAAAGAAACCGAGTTTCAAGCTGGGCTATTAGGATTATCAGTTGCTAGCCAAGCGAGTGTGAAAAGCTTAGCTGATGCCGTTATTAATGCTAATTTCAAAGGAGCAAAATGGTCAGATAACATTTGGGACAGACAAGATAAGTTACGTAGCATCATATCTCAAAGCGTCCAAAGTGCTATCCTAAAAGGTAAAAATGGCTTAACTATTGCAAGGGATATCAGACGAGAATTTGATGTGTCAGCGTCTTACGCAAAGCGACTAGCGATAACGGAGCATGCAAGGGTTCAGATGGAAGTTGGTAGATTATCCATGGCGGAGAATGGCTTTGCTATGTTTGATATATTGCCTGAGCCTAAAGCATGTGATGTTTGCAAGGATATAGCTAAGCATGGTCCATATCACCTTGACAAGTGGAGAATAGGGGAAAACTCTCCGCCGTTTCATCCGTATTGTCGTTGTGCAGTTGTAGGATTGGATAAGAAACAAGAAGAAAAAGTGAATGATAAATCTGAAAAATTTGAAAACATAACACCGAATCTCATGCCGTTATTTAGTAAGTTTGCAAGTAAAATAACAGATTTGCAACGTAAAATAGTGTACTCTGCTGATTTAGCAGATACCGGGTACATTAGAACACCGCATGCGTTTGATATAAACAATACCTTGCGAAATAAAGGCTACAATTATCTAAACGTTGATGATAAACTAATTACCGACACATTGGATAGTGTCATCTCGATAAATTCAACTCCCAAAAATATAAAAGTATACCGCTTTGATGATTTTGAGTTATTAGGTTCAATCAACGAACAAAACAATAATATTTTTGATTCAGGTAATTTTATGGATAAATTAAACCAGGGAGGATTATCATACACCAACGATGGATATACTTCTGCAAGTTATGATGTTAAAAAAAACGTGATGGGATATCGTCCTATTAAGACTGAAATAAAAGTACCTAAAGGAAGCCATGTTTATCTTACAGATAATGAGGAAGAAAGTGAAATTATACTACCACGAGGGACAAAGTATGATATAATTAATGCGAAGATAAATGAATATGAAGAAATAGAAATCACTATGGAAATAAGAAAGGAGTAAGCGATGGATTTTTCTGATTTTTTGAATAAAAAACAAAAAGAGTGGGATGAATCTCATCCAATTCCTGACTTTAGTGCAATGAGTGATGAAGAATTGCTTTATCAGCCAATGAGTGAAGCTTTAGTGTCTGAAAGATTTGCTAAAGAGTTATCTAAAGAGGTTAGAAAGCGTAATTTATTATCAAAATAAAAACATATTATTATAGACGGAAGACTGTGGTCGCCCGTCTTTTTTTGTACCCAAAAACAGGAGGAAAACATGAATCGTGAAAGTAAACCAGGTATGGAAAGCGTAAAAATCGGAGGGTTGACATACTCTGTTGAAAAGGCATCGGACCTGTAAGGCAAAGATGGCAATTGGGGTCTTATACACTACAAAACACAACAAATTAAACTAGATGACTCATTAACCGAGCAGCTCGAAGATCAAACACTTATCCACGAAATTGTTCATGGAATTTTAGTTGAGGCAGGCTATACTAATCACGAAGAGGACCAAGCTAATCGCATTGGTCTGATTTTGTATCAAGTATTGCAGGATAATGATTTTAGCTGGTTGTACAAAGGGGAATAAATATGAATAAACGCATCAAGAAAAAACGTAAGTTAGAAACAGCAGTTGTGATGCTTGTTGCAGAAAATGCTATGCAAGCAAAAGCTCTTAGAAATCAAAACAAACAAATTGCAGAGCTGAGAGCGATTATACAACAAAACGTCCAAGCAATAAATAGAGAGTTTGTAACTGCTAAAAATACGATTTTAGATAACCAATTAGCTATTAAGTTAATTGGTGATGATGTTGGTCACATCAAGCAAAATTATAAGCGGAAGTGGCGAAAATAAATTTTAAACTGGTCGGATTCGACCCCTTTAGAAATCAAACTAAGTCGTAGCAATACGGCTTTTTATTATGTCCAAGCATTGACGACGTAAAAAGCTATGGATTTTATAGTCGGGGACGACTTAAAACATAGGAGGTGCCAACCATGGCAGAAGAAACACAAACAGTTGAAACGGTTGAAGAGCAAGTGGTACCAGGAGCAAAACAACCGCAAGACGAAAAAAAGTATACAGATGCAGATGTGGACGCTATCATCGACAAAAAGTTTGCGAAGTGGAAGTCAGAACAAGAAGCTGAGAAATCGGAAGCCAAGAAAATGGCTAAGATGAACGAGAAAGAGAAAGCAGACTATGAAAAGCAGAAGCTGTTAGACGAATTGCAAGAGCTAAAAAACGATAAGACACGCAATGAGTTAACAGCAGTAGCTCGTCAAATGTTTGCAGAATCTGAAATCAACGTCAACGATGACGTACTTGGTTTAGTTGTGACTTTGGACGCAGAACAAACAAAAGCAAATGTAACAACGCTAGCAAACGCATTTGCTAAAGTTATCGCTGATGACCGCAAGGCTCTTGTACGCCAGACCACTCCGTCAACAGGCGGTGGTGTCGCAAAACAAACCAATTACGGTGCTAACTTGGCTAGTAAGGCAGCACAACAAAGCACCAAGCTTTTTTAGGAGGAAATTATGAACAAACGTAAAGTAACAACATCTAAAGAGATTCTACACAATCTCGACTATGAAGCTATTTCAGTAACTTTGGATTCAAACAAAATCGGCAAGAAAGTTGTTCCAGCTGGGACAATTTTGGCAGGCAAAGATAAATCCATTTTTGAAGACCGCAAACAGAAAGTAGAAACCGTGACAAATGAAGAAGTCTCTACAAAAGAATATGTCGATGGTATTTTACTTACAGATGTCGATTTAACAAATGGCGATGCAGTCGGTTCCTGTGTTTATCGTGGGACTATCAATGCAGACAAGCTTGCTGATTCATCTGTTGCGGAAAATTATGATGATTTGGAAGAAGTACTACCACACATTGTCTTTATCAAAGGAGGTAAATAAACATGGCATTGATCCACGAAATTATCACATCGGAAAATATCAAAGGTTTTTATAACGCTAAAAACGAAAATGTTGAAAATACATTGGGAGAAAAAGCATTCCCGCCAAAACAACAACTGGGCCTTAAGTTGTCATTTATTAAAGGTGCAGCAGGAAAACCGGTTACTCTTAAAGCGGCCGCTTTTGACACTAAGGTGCCTCTACGTGACCGCATGGCTGTTGAATTGCTTGACGAAAAAATGCCATTTTTCAAGGAAGCTATGTCTGTTAAAGAGGCAGATCGTCAACAACTTAACATTTTGTCTCAAACTAAAAATAACGAACTTATCGACACCATCTTGGCATCTATCTACAATGACCAGGCTACGCTTATTGCAGGTGCTAAAGCACGCCTTGAAGCAATGCGCATGGAAGTACTATCAAAAGGTAAAATCCATATCCAGTCTAACGGCGTGATGAAAGACATCGACTACGGATTGGCCGAAGATCAAACGACCAAACCAGACGCCAAATGGGATAGCGCAGGAACAGCTACACCACTTAAAGACATTGAAAAGGCTATCGAAAAAATGGCAGAGCGTGGTTTTGTGCCAGAAGCTATCATCATGAACTCTAAGACATTTAGTTTGATTAAAAACGCAGAGAGCACCTTAGATGTCGTGAAGCCTATGGCACCAAATGGGGCAGCGGTTACTAAACGTGATCTAAACACATATCTTGAAGATGAACTACAAATCAAAGTCATCCTAAAAGATGGCATGTTTGTTGGTGATGATGGTGAATCTCGTAAATACTTCCCAGATGGTTTTGCAACATTAGTACCTAACGGCAACCTTGGCTACACTGTATTTGGCACAACTCCAGAACAGTCAGACTTGCTTGGTGGTGAAGCGACAGATGCAAATGTCTCAATTGTCGAAACTGGTATCGCAATCACAACAACCAAGACAACTGATCCAGTAAACGTCCAAACCAAGGTATCTATGATTGCCTTGCCATCATTTGAACGCTTGGAAGAAGTACATATTATTAATGGCTTGCAAGATGCATAAGGAGGTGCTTTATGGCCAAAGTTATTAAGACTTTTAGAGATAAAGTGACGACTAATGCTTATTATGTAGGCGATGATTACAAAGGAGATCGTATCGAGGAATTGACAGCCAATGGTTACTTGGCCGGAAATACTCCTAAACTGGATACTGTCGAAGAAGTTGACCTAGATAAACTCAAAAGCGATGAAATCAAGGCAAAACTTGACGAATTGGGCATTGAGCACGATTCTAAGCTTAAAAAGGCGGAATTGTTGGAGCTTTTAAAAGCTAACATTTAACGGAGGTGTTTATGGCAAATGTAAACACATTTAGCATTGTAAAAAATGTCAAGCTCGATTTAGGCATTGAGGACGACAATCAAGACCAGTTGTTGGAGATGTTGCTAAATCGTATTACAGACCACTTCAAAGCAAATTATGGCGTGTTAGAAATTGACAATGCTTTTTCTTTTGTCTTGGAAGATTGTCTGATTGCTCGTTTTAACCGTAGAGGTTCAGAGCGTGCCAAAACAGAGGAAGTGGAAGGTCATAAAACAACCTACTACGACCATTTGAATGAGTTTGAACCCTACGATGCCATGATTATGGCAAAGCTTAATTTAATCAAAGACAAATCTCGTAAAGGGGGACTGTACTTTTTATGAGATATGCAGATAGAGTTACATTTGTTAAAACGACGGATGAGCAATACAATCCCGATTTAGGTGAGTATACGCACACAGAGGTCATAAGTATCACAAAACCTTGTTTTGTGATGGACATGGGCATGGAAAAGTCCGTACAGATTTTTGGAGATTATCAAAAGGATCGTAAAGTTATCTACCTAAAGCAGCCTTATACAAAAGCATTTGATTATTGCGAGTATGAGGGCAGGAGATACAAAGCTCAGGCAAATAAGCTTGGCGCTATTGTTTTTTATCTGGAAGGAGATGACTCTATTGGTGGCTGATATATCTTTAAAAGTAGTTGGAACAGCTGGTTTAAAAAAGAAACTTGAGCTTATTATCAAAAAAGATGCCGTCAAGAAGATTGTCAGAGACAATGGGACGCAGCTTCAAAGGAAAATGATTAATAAAGCGGTATTTACAAAAGGCTATTCAACAGGTGCAACTAGACGTTCTATTACCATGCAAATCGGCGATGGTGGATTGAGTGTCAAGGTTAAACCAGGAACTCATTATGCCGGCTACCTTGAAAGAGGAACTCGCCTTATGAGCAAACAACCGTTTGTTTTGCCAGCTCTAAAAGAGCAAAAAGTAAAATTTAGAAAAGATTTGGAGGCGCTTGTCAAATGATTAAAACTAGAGATCAGTCTATTTTTGACGAAATGTTTAAACGCATCCAGTCTTTAGGTTTTAAGGTTTACGATTATAAACCGATGACGGAAGTTCCATATCCATTTGTGGAAATGGAATCTACTGATGCGGAATATATTCCAAATAAAGATGACATTAAAGGTTCTGTTGAACTTATGTTGTCTGTTTGGGGGGTGCAGAAAAAACGGAAGCAGGTGTCTGACATGGCATCTGCTATTTTTTCGCAAGCTTTGACAGTAGAGAGTTCTGACGTTTTCCGCTGGTCATTAAATACTCGTCAATCATCTATTCAAATGTTAGATGACACAACAACTGTGACACCTCTTAAACGAGCGATTGTCACACTTAGATTTAATTTGAGATAGGAGGTAGAAATGCCAGAATCAGAAACATTATCCCCTGACATTCATACCAAAAGTCACGAAGATAGTCCAAATACTGTAAAAAAACAGGAGGAAGTAATGGAAACACAATTAGAAGCAAAACAAGGGATTCATTCAATCTTGTTATTTCGTTTGTTGAAAGAAGCATCTAGTGAGGCAGCAACTAAACTTGCTTTTCAAACAGAGCATGAAGTAGGTAAAAGCCGTGACGTAGATGGACAAAAAACTAAAGATGGTATTATCCAGTCCGTGGGGGCTTTGGAGTACGACTTTAAAGCAACATCTATTTTAGCTAAAGGTGACGTACTAGCAGCTAAACTAGAAAAAGCCATGGAGAATGGTGAGCTTGTAGAAATTTGGGATATTGATTTAGAAGAAACAAGCAAAAACGGCGACAGCGACAATAAGCTTGCAAACGTTTGGGGTATTGATAAAAATGGAACAAACAGAGGAAACGGTAAATACCTAGCGACTTATTACCAAGGGTACATCTCAAGCTTCAGTGCTAAGAAAAATGCTGAGGAAAATATTGAAATTGAAATGGAATTTGCCATCAACGGTGTTGGCCAAAAAGGATTCGCTACATTAACAGATGCCCAAAAAGCAGCTGTACAGTACGCATTTAAAGATACAACGAAAGGTTAATCAACAAGGCCAGTTAATTACTGGTCTTTTATTTTTAAGTTTTTAAAGGAGAAAGAATAATGCAATTGGAAATTAAAGGTAAAACTCATAACGTAAAATTTGGTACACGATTTGTTGCCGAGATGGACAAAAATCATATAGCAGAACGTCAGGGATTTAAATTTGGAGCTGGTCTACAATCTAGCGTTCCGTTTTTAATCGACCACAGCGTTGTTACTCTTGCGGAAGTAATTTATACAGGTACAATCACCGAACCACCACGTCCTAGTTTGAATGATATTTACGACTATATTGACGAAGTTGAAGATATTGAAAAGCTTTTTGTTGATGTTTTAGACGAACTACGTCAATCAAACGCATCAAAGTTGTTTATGGCTCAGGTGGAAAAAGACCTGGCGGAAGCCAAAGCGTAACAAATATAAAAAAGAGTTATTCTTCTCAAGAAAGCTTTGAGATGATTGTGCTTAATTGCATTAGATACCTTGGCATGACTGATATCAATGAAATCGGGCGATTAACTTTGTATGAATATGATTTATTAATGACAGGCAAAGCACTAGCGGCTGTTGATGAATCACATAAAGCTCACAAACAAGCTTGGATAAACCACCAAGTTACGGCAACAAAACTTGTTGGTGGCAAGAAAAATAAAAAAGAAGTCCCTGTTTATAAAAAATTCAAGGACTTTTTTGATTATGAGGAAGAAATCCGAAAAATCACTCAAGAAATTGATGAAGGTTACGACAAGAAAGGTATGGATTTACTTCTCAAAGCTAACCTTTAAAGAAAGGAGGTTAAATGGGAGAATCTTATTCTGTTGAAGCGGTTTTGACAGCTGTTGATAAAACCTTTGGCAAAACATTACAATCGGCAATCCGTTCAATCGATGGCTTGGAAAAGCGTTCAACCGGTTTTTCATCGGTGTCTCAAAAAGCTAGTTCCATGTTTAAATCCATGTTAGGAGCGAATTTAGCCGGACAAGCTATCTCAGCAATGACAAGGACAGTGTCATCAGGCCTTGGCTCTATGCTTGGCGAGATGAATAGTTCAGCGAAAGCATGGAAAACTTTTGACGCCAATTTAGCGGACATTGGGTTTGGAAAAAAACAAATTTTGGCAGCTAAAACGGCGATGCAAGACTATGCAACTAAAACAATCTACTCGGCATCAGATATGGCTAGCACGTATGCACAGTTAGCGGCAGTTGGTGTGAAAGATACCGGAAAGCTCGTAAAAGCTTTTGGCGGTTTAGCTGCATCTGCTGAAAATCCGAAGCAGGCCATGAAGTCTATCAGTCAACAAATGACGCAAGCAGTAGGAAGACCAACAGTTGCATGGCAAGACTTTAGGATAATGCTGGAACAGGCGCCTGCAGGGATGGCTAAAGTCGCTAAATCTATGGGTAAAAATCTTGATGAACTCGTCGCCGATATCCAGGCGGGTAGGGTTAAAACCAGCGATTTTTTGGAAGCGGTAAAAAAAGCAGGCAATGATAAGAGTTTCCAAAAGATGGCAACTGAGTTCAAAACTGTTGACCAAGCCATCGACGGTATGCGAGAAGGCTTATCCAACAAATTGCAACCAGCGTTTGAAAAAGTGAACCAATTTGGAATTAGAGCGATCGAAGCAATCGGTAAACAACTCGATAAAGTTGATTTTTCTAAGTTTGCTAGTAATCTTGGGAAATTCCTTGAAGGAATTAATATCGATAAAATTGTATCTAATATTTCATCGGCGATTTCATCTGTCACTTCAAAGGTTAAAGAATTTTGGGGCGGTTTCAAACAAACTGGAGCAATTAGTGCTTTTTCAGGAGCTTTAAAAAGTGTTTGGGGAGCGTTAAAAAATGTAGCTAGCGCTATGAGTGGAGGCAGTTGGAAAAACTTTGGCTCTATTGTAGGCGGAATTGTAAAGCATGTGTCTAATTTTGCAAAAGCTATTGCTGATGTTGTCGGTAAAATGGAACCTGGCAGATTGCAAAGCTGGATAGCCACTTTTGCAGCAGTCGGGGGAGGGTTAAAGTTATTTGAAAAGCTAACAGGACAAAGCGTTGTTGGCTCTTTTTTAGATAAAATCAGTACAAAATTTGGATTATTTGGCAAAAAAGCTAAAGAAGGAACCGATCAAGCAGCAAATGGCTCTCGTAAAAGTGGTGGAATCATCAGCCAAATCTTTAATGGCTTGGGTAATATCGTTAAGTCTGCTGGTACAGCCATATCAACAGCTGCAAAAGGTATCGGAGCTGGTATTAAAACTGCTTTGTCTGGAATCCCCCCTATCATTAGTTCTCTAGGAACCGCAATATCAACAGTTGCGCAAGGTATAGGCACTGGGCTAGCGATTGCATTCAAGGGACTTGGTGCTGCGATTGCTATGGTACCGCCTACCACATGGCTAGCTTTAGGAGCGGCTGTTTTAATGGTAGGAGCAGCTTTTGCCTTGGCAGGAACTCAAGCTGATGGCATTAGTCAAATTTTAAGAACCGTTGGCGATGTTGTTGTGCAAATCTTACAACAGGTCACTGATAGTCTAGCCACTTTACTACCTATTATCGCAAACGCTATTGGCTCTATGTTGCCAATTGTAGCTGGAGCTATCTCTCAGATTGTAGGCGCAGTAGCGGGCGGATTATCTCAGCTCGTTATAGCCGTTTCAACAGGGGCATCTCTCGTTATAGGGGCTTTCACAGGACTTTTTGGTGGTATTTCTGGGGTTATTAACTCCATTAGCGCTGTTATCCAATCGCTAACTGGTGTGATTACCGCAGTATTCAATGGCATAGCTACTGTTATTTCATCTGTCGGTTCGGCTATCAAAGATGTATTGACGGGTCTAGGAACCGCTTTTGAAGGATTTGGAAATGGTGTAAAATCAGCTCTAGAAGGTGTTGGGGCAGTAATTGAATCGTTTGGTAGTGCAGTTAGGAATGTCTTTGACGGTGTTGCAAATATCCTTGATTCTATGGGTACTGCGGCACTTAATGCAGGCCGTGGCGTAAAAGAGATGGCTAAAGGCATTAAAATGCTTGTTGATTTATCCCTTGGAGATTTGGTTGCTACATTAGCAGCTGTGGCAAGCGGTCTAGGGAAGATGGCTAGCTCAGCTGGCGAAATGACAACATTAGGTTCTGCTATGAGCAAGGTAGCCAATGGTATGACACGTCTAGCAACAAGTGCTACGATAGCAATTACTGGATTAACAGTCTTTGCCACCACCATGGCAACTATTAAGACAGCAGTTGCAACTCTACCGCCAGTCCTAACGATGGCAGCGAGTGGGTTTACCACATTTACTACTCAGGCGGTGGCAGCAGTGACTGGATTGGCTGCAATTAATGCTCCAATCACTATGTTTAAAGCTCAACTAATGACAATAACACCAGCTCTAGCACAAGCTGGCGCTGGCTTTGCCGCGTTTGTTGCTCAATCATCAACATTTAGTACAGGTTTAGCATCTGCCGGTCCTACAATAGCAGCGTTCAATGCTAATTTGATGAGCTTATCTGCAACAACAGGAGCGCTAGTTGCATCAATAGCTGGTTTATCAGCTGTGCTTTCTGTTGTATCAGCTGGCTTTAGCCAAATAGGGGCTTCTGCGACAGCAACTGTTGGTCAAATACAAGCTTTTGCTTCTAGTACAACAGTTGTTTCGTCAGCATTTGCTAGCATGCAATCTATGATTCAATCTGCCATGGCTACAATAGTAAGCAGCATTATAACATCATTTAATCAAGCGGCCTCTCAAATGCAATCAATCTTATCTCGAATGCTATCTCAGGCTAGGACATTTGGGTCTCAACTAGAGCAACAAATGAGACAATCGGGACAGCGTTCAGGACAAAATCTTGCTCGGGGGCTATCTTCTCAACAAGGTGCTGTTATTAATGCTATTTCTAGCATGGTTAATGCTGCGGTATCAAGAGCCAACGCGGGAGCTGGTCCTATGCGTCAAGCTGGAGCGTACATCGGACAAGGGCTTGCGCAAGGAATGTATTCAGCGCTAGGAGCTGTAACAGCTGCAGCAAACGCCCTTGTAGCACAAGCCGAGAGAGCAGCAAGAGCCAAGGCGATGATTCATTCGCCGTCAAGGTTGTTTGCAAAACGAGTTGGTCAATATATCCCGCAAGGGGTAGCTATGGGTATCGACAAAAACGCTGATGTCGTTGACGACTCTGTTGGCGGGTTATTTGATAGCATCAATAGCTTTGATTTTAATATCGCAGATAGACTGGCTAGCATTGGAGCTAAATTCCAAGGTGTTGTCAAATCAGAGAGTTCACAATCGTTATCGCAGCAACAAGAGTTCGTACATACAGCTCAACCAGCGTATATAAACTTTAGTTTAGGCGGAAACGAATACGAAGCATTTGTAAGTGACATCACTAATCAACAAGCAAAAATTGAAAAAATCAGACTAAAGAGAAGCAGCTGGTAGTTGTTTCTCTTAGTTTTTTGAAAGGAGTAAAATGTACGAATTTAACGATACTATCAGAGGTACTCCGAAAGTTACTTTTAATTTAAAGACAACAATTGGTGAAAAGGTATTAGAAGAAGAACTCAATAATGATTTAGGTACCTTTAGGACATTGACTGTTTCTGGTCGTGATGTGGTGGACTTAGAGCATCAAACAACAAGTGTTTTAGGGCGAAATGGTGAGTATTTCCACAATGCCACAGTCGAAGTCAGAAAACTAGAAATAAAAGCTAAAATCACTGGAAAAGATAACCAGTCAATGCGTTTGCAATATGAAAAATTAAACAGATTAATTGTTAGTCACAATCAAGTTTTTTTATCATTTTCAGACGAACCTGACAGAAATTATCTAGGCATCTTTAAATCTAAAGATGTCCCAGAAGAAGTTTCTAACGAGCAGATTATAGGACTAACATTCATCTGCTACAATCCGTTTAAAATGTCTGATGTAAAAACTAAAAAAGGAACATCTATCCAAAATGGTGGGTTATTTCAAACAAAGCCTATCATCACTCTCAACCTATCATCACCAACAAAAGAAATTAAGTTGTTGCATGTCGAAAGCCAGAAGTATATCAGATTGACTGGAACTTATACCACTGACGAAATCAAGATTGATATGGCCACGGGTAAGATTACCCAGAACGGACGCAATATCCTTGGCGATTTAGATATGATTAATAGTAGGTATTTTGAGCTATTACCTGGTAATAATACATTACAGAGTGCCAATGCCGCCATAACCGCAGAGTTTAGAGAGGTTTATCTATGATATACCTGTTTGATAAACTTGAGCGATTGGTCGCTACTGTTGGTACTGATGACTTGCTCTCATGGCACTTTAAGGTCAAAAACAATGATTGGGACCAGGCTAGTTTTGAGGTGCCAGTTGATTATGACGTAGAGCCATTTGTCTACTTTGGTTTTTTTAACTACGACCCTAATCAAAAAGAAGATGTCTTTAAGCTCTTTAAAGTCATTGATTACAACCTAGAAGATAGCAAGTTTTACAAAGGCTTAGACAAAGCTGAGAGTGATCTTGATACCATTGCCATTATCAAAGATAAGCGCTTTAGACAATCGTCCGCAGATGCTTGTATTGATGGTGCTTTAGAGGGTACGGGTTATCAAGTCGGCAAAGTTGAGGGAATAACAAATGTTAGAACACTTAGTTATTACTACATCAGTCCACGAGCGGCTCTGATTAAGATTGTGGAAGCTTTTAACTGCGAGTTCAATGTCAGGTATACCTTTATTAATAACAAAATCACTAGTCGTTATATCGACCTCAAAAAGCGCTTTGGAAAGCCAACAGGCAAGCAATTTGAACATGGCAACAACCTGCTAAAAGTCGTCTACGAGGAATCAACAGATGACATTGTGACTTGTCTGATTGGCAGAGGTAAGGGTGAGGAAATCCAACACGAAGAAGCTGAGCCTAAAGATGTCGAGGGACACTTGCCACAGGAAGAAAGGCGGCAAGGCTACGGTCGAAGAATCGAATTTACTGATGTTGTCTGGTCGGTCGAAAAAGGCGACCCGATAGACAAACCAGCTGGTCAAAACTTTGTAGCACTAGATAGTGCAAGGGAAGAATACGGCTTGTCTCAAAATGGTGAGCTAAAACACCGCTGGGGTGTCTTTGTCAATGAGGAAATCGAGGATAAGACAGAACTCTTAAAAGCAACTTGGGAAGAATTGCAGCGTTTGTCAATCCCTATCAGAATTTACAAGGCAGAAATCTTAGACATTGGTCCAGCGACGTGGAAAGGCGACTCAGTAGCCATTATCTATGATGAGGTAAAAATAGCTTTTGAAACTCGGGTTGATGAGATTGATATTGACAAGCTTAATTTTAACAGGTCAGTCGTAACACTTGGTGATTACAGCGTTGTCCAAAATCGTGAGTCACGGTCTCGTAAAGAGGCTGTCCAAAACATGATAGATGAATCTTTAGAGACTATCACAGACTTAGGGATGACATTTCAGGAATTTTTGCAAGGCATCGAAAAACGCATCGAGACTGGCAAAAAGGAGATGGAAGACAATTGGCGCAAAGTTAACCTTGAATTTGATAACTTTAAAAAGAAGGTTGAGCAAGAAGGCTTGCAATTCAACACCTTGAAAGAACAAATCAAAGAAGTTGATGAACGCACCGATAAAGAGCTTGAAGAATTTAGAGCTACCCTCAAAAACCTAGCGTTACCAGAGGAAGCGATTAAAAAAATCACAGAGGCTATCAAAGTTGATGACATCCCGTCTATTAAACAAAGCTTTGATGACCTCAAAAATAGAGTGAGTGAGACAAGCGAAGAATCTCGTTTAACTGCCGAAATTTTAGGAAATAACGGTAAGACCCGCTATAACAAAAATTTATTGGTTGGCGACCCTAATCGTGTTAAAAAAATTGATGAGGATTACATCGAGGTAGAAGCCAACGATGGTGGTTTTAAACGTGGCGAGACCTACACGATTAGCTTTAGCCAGACTTGTGAGCTACTCAAAAAAGTGGCTGTCACGCTGACACAGGCTAACAACAAGGGAGTTAAACTGGTACTGACACCTACTAAGGCAAAAATGGAGCCTGAGACTTTTACTCTAACTAAGGACACAGAGGTCATCAACGTCTATCCTTTGAGCTATACGGCTGTTTTAACTGGCGATTGGTATAAATCTAAGCAAATAGATTTAAATGCGTTGGAGGGGCGGGAATTAGCTCTGGACATGAGCTATAAAGATGTTGTGGATGGCAATAATGCCGCGATAACAGGGCAGTGGTCAGACAGCCCACAAATAATTTTAGATGGAGGTAATCAATGACAGAAACTATATCGCTGCGAGTCCAATTTAAGCGGATGACTGCCGAAGAATGGGCTCGCAGTACTGTCATCTTACTTGAGGGTGAGATAGGTCTTGAGACCGACACAGGATATGCGAAGTTTGGTGATGGTAAAAACCGATTTAGTAAGCTTAAGTACCTTAATAAACCAGATCTAGATGCGTTTGCACAAAAAAAAGAAACTGATAATAAAATCGCCAAATTAGAATCAATTAAAGCAGACAAAGACACTGTTTACTTAAAAGCAGAGTCAAAAAAAGAGCTAGACAAAAAAATGAATTTGACAGGCGGCACAATGACAGGACAACTACAGTTTAAACCTAATAGTGATATTAAGCACTCATCTTCTACAGGAGGAGCGATTAACATTGATATGTCTAAATCAGCAGGTGCTGCTATGGTGATGTATACAAATAAAGATACTACTGATGGACCATTGATGATTTTACGCTCTGACAAAGATACGTTTGATCAGTCAGCTCAATTTGTGGATTACAGCGGTAAGACTAATGCTGTAAATATTGTAATGCGCCAGCCAAGCGAACCTAATTTTTCCTCCGCACTTAATATAACAAGTGCTAACGAGGGCGGTAGTGCGATGCAAATTAGAGGTATCGAAAGAAAATTGGGAACGCTCAAAATCACACATGAAAACCCAAGCGCTAACGCAAAATACGATGAAAACGCTGCAGCGTTATCTATTGATATCGTTGGAAAACGGGGAGCCAGTGGAAATGGTACTGCTGCCCAAGGCATTTTCATCAATTCGTCCGCAGGCACAACTGGTAAAATGCTCAGAATCAGAAATAAAAATAAAGACAAATTTTATGTAAATCCAGATGGCGGCTTTCACTCATATGCAAGTTCAACTGTAGCTGGTAATCTAACAGTTAACGATCCAATATCTGAAAAACATGCTGCGACTAAAGATTACGTAGATAAAGCAATTTCTGAGTTAAAAAAACTCATACCAAAAAAATAGATTAAGGAGGATAAATGAGCAGAGACCCAACACTAACATTAGACGAGTCAAAACTCGTCATAGGACCAGATGGTCGTATGCACTACACGTTTACTGTACAAGATGATAACCAAAAAGTCAGACTAGCCAGCAACTGTCTAGGGACAGCTCACTTTAATCAAGTCATGATTGAGCGAGGAGATAAAGCCACTAGCTACGTTGCGCCTGTTGTTGTCGAGGGGACAGGTAATCCAACAGGGATTTTTAAAAATCTCAAAGAGATTAGCTTAGAGCTGACAGATACTGCTAATTCCCAGCTTTGGTCAAAAATCAAGCTGACTAACCGTGGTATGTTGCAGGAATACTACGACGGTAAGATCAAGACCGAGATAGTCAACTCCGCCAGAGGTGTCGCTACACGTATCAGCGAGGATACTGATAAAAAGCTAGCGCTCATCAATGACACCATTGATGGTATCAGGCGTGAGTATCGAGATGCTGATAGGAAGCTATCCGCAAGCTATCAGGCAGGCATCGAGGGGCTAAAAGCCACAATGGCCAATGATAAAATCGGTTTACAAGCTGAGATTAAAGCCTCAGCACAAGGGCTATCGCAAAAGTATGATGATGAGTTGCGCAAGCTATCGGCTAAGATCACAACAACCTCAAGCGGCACTACAGAGGCCTACGAGAGTAAGCTTGCGGGCTTACGTGCTGAGTTTACTCGCTCAAATCAAGGCACGAGGACAGAGCTCGAGTCACAAATTAGCGGGCTAAGAGCGGTACAGCAGTCAACAGCTAGCCAAATCTCTCAAGAGATTAGAGACCGTGAAGGTGCTGTCAGTCGTGTGCAGCAGAGTTTGGAGAGTTACCAAAGGCGGATGCAGGACGCAGAAGAAAACTATAGTAGCTTGACCCATACGGTTAGAGGGCTACAGAGCGACGTTGGATCTCCGACTGGTAAAATCCAATCGCGCCTTACTCAACTAGCAGGACAAATTGAGCAGCGGGTTACTAGAGATGGTGTCATGAGTATTATTAGTGGCGCTGGAGACAGCATTAAATTAGCTATCCAAAAGGCTGGCGGCATTAATGCCAAAATGTCTGGTAATGAGATTATCTCAGCAATTAACCTCAACTCCTACGGAGTAACAATCGCAGGTAAACACATCGCTCTCGATGGGAATACGACGGTTAATGGCACCTTTACCACAAAAATAGCCGAGGCTATCAAGATTAGGGCTGATCAGATTATTGCAGGCACGATTGACGCTGCTAGGATTAGAGTGATTAACCTTAACGCAAGTAGTATCGTTGGTTTAGACGCTAACTTTATCAAAGCTAAAATTGGCTATGCTATCACTGATTTGCTCGAGGGTAAGGTCATTAAGGCTCGTAATGGAGCGATGCTTATCGACTTAAATACAGCTAAGATGGACTTTAATAGCGATGCCACAATTAATTTTAATAGCAAAAACAATGCCTTAGTACGTAAAGATGGCACACATACTGCCTTTGTACATTTTAGTAATGCGACGCCCAAAGGTTATACAGGGTCAGCGTTGTATGCATCGATCGGGATAACCTCATCTGGTGACGGTGTTAACTCGGCTTCTTCCGGTCGTTTTGCAGGGCTAAGGTCATTTAGGTACGCTACGGGATATAATCACACTGCGGCAGTCGACCAGACTGAAATTTACGGTGATAATGTTTTAGTTGTGGATGATTTTAATATTACTCGGGGATTTAAGTTTAGACCAGACAAGATGCAAAAAATGCTTGACATGAACGACTTGTATGCGGCTGTAGTAGCCTTAGGCCGCTGTTGGGGGCACTTGGCTAACGTCGGCTGGAATACTGCTCATAGCAATTTTACAAGTGCTGTGAATAGGGAATTGAATAACTACATCACAAAAATTTAACAGGAGATAATATGCAATTAACTATTAAAAACAAAGATTTAAACACACTATATCGTGTACTAGACAAAATCAAAATCACGAACATGCGAGCAAACCGCGGACGTGCTAAGCTACTTGCAAAAGTCGAGGGCAAGCTAAGCGAGTATGCCAAAGATGAGGTTGATATTATTGACCAGTATGTTGCAAAAAATGACGATGGCAAGTGGATTACAGATGACAAAGGTAATCCAAAAATTGAGGACACCTCAAAGTTAGCTGAGCTTAACGACTTTTTAGACGAGTTAGCAAGCGAGCCTGTCGTTATAAAAGGTGGCGAGTACTCTAAGCGCTTTATCGATTTTTTAGAATATCTGGCAGAGTCAGAAGATGAGTTTACATCAGAAGAAATTATCATAATCGACAACATTTTAGAGCAATTTGAAGAAAGTAAAGGAGAATAAACATGAGAAATTGGAAAGTGACAGGAAAATATCCACAACTTGACAGCACAGGAGCAGTCGCAAGCACACATATTATTATCACTGCTGAGGATGGCTCAGTCATCTCTCAACCAATCAAGCAGGACTTAACCTCAACTAATGACACAGAGATTATCAAAGCTACTTTGGAAGAATTTAAAAAATCTGAATACGTCGAAATCGCTATGGGCGAAGCCGTGCAAAAAGTGGATGACTTAGAAAAAATCTCACAGGAAACTGCTAATACTGCCAAGACTGCTCAAACAGCTGCAGGATTAGCTAAGGTGTCCGCAGAGCGTACACAGCGAATGATTAACTTGCAAACCATCCACGTATTGACAAGTGGTGGGAAAGTTGAACCCGATATCTACAAAGGTATGTTAGAGCTTATTGAGCCTGCTAAACAAGGCGAGTATCAGGCTTATGACGTGTTTACTGTTGTAGATGAGTCGCACGAAGATCAAGCGGGAGAAGGGAACCTAGTCTTTGTACATGTCAACGAGCCGTTTACTTATGACAAACAGACGCTTAAAGAGCTAGAGTCAGAGGATAAAGTCACGGTCATTAAGTATGCGGACTTAGTTAAGTAGGATTGAGGTGGTTAGATGATTATTAATTTAACAAGTCTTATTCACCTTTTCGGTGATTTAGTTCGTACCGTTGAAATCCACGTTTTTACACTTTTTGTTTGTTTTGACATTATCACAGGGCTAACAAAAGGTATTACAAACAAGAGGGCTAATAGCACAAAGGGACTATCTGGCATTATCAAGCATTTTTTAGTTGTATTGTTAGTTTATACTGTCTATCCTTACCTCATTTTGCTTGGCGCTAAGCCTTTGGCAGTTGCCTTTGTCCTCTTTTTTATCGCATGTTATGGCATATCAATTGTCGAAAATTGGGGTCAGTTGGGCTTGCCGATGCCAAGTTTTGTCAGATCATTTTTCGAAAAACTCAAACGTGACACTGATCAATTTGACATTGCCACGATTAAAATTGATAAGACAGGTGTTAAAGTCGAGGCGCCACAAGTTGATTTAAAACAAAAAGAAGAGGAGTAAGATGAAAAAAGCAATCACACAAATAGCCGTCATCATAGCGATCATAGTGCTATATTTTCCACTGGCCGTGATTGCTTTGATTTTGGCTCCCTTTATAGGAGAGGATGGTAGATGGCATTTTTAGATAACATTAAGCAAGGATGCTTAGATGGATGGGTTAAATATAAAATTCTACCATCCTTGACCGCAGCGCAAGCAATCCTTGAGAGCGGTTGGGGCAAACATGCCCCACATAACGCTTTATTTGGGATTAAGGCTGATAGCTCTTGGACTGGTAAGTCATTTGATACTAAGACGCAAGAGGAGTATCAACCAGGAGTTGTGACGGATATTGTAGACCGCTTTAGGGCTTACGGTAGTTGGGATGAGTCAATTCTTGATCACGGCAAATTTTTAAACGACAATCCACGCTATAAGGCAGTCGTTGGTGAGACTGATTACAAAAAGGCCTGTCATGCTATCAAGGAGGCAGGTTATGCCACAGCGAGTGGCTATGCGGAGCTACTTATCCAAATTATCAAGGAGAATGGCTTGCAGTTTTGGGATGCCGAAGTCTTAAAAAGTAATAAGGAGGAAACAATGACAACCGCAAATGAGATTGTAAAATACTGTGTCGACCTTGCCAATTCAGGCATGGGAGTTGATAAAGATGGTGCTTATGGAACTTAGTAAATTGGGTTCCTAACCCCGAGAATTGCTGGGACTCCCTTAGAGCATTGTAAACCACAACGTGTCTGGCAACAGAGAGCGTGACGGTTAAAAAATTACAATGATTGGGAAATCAGCAGGCGAGCCTCTATGGTAACAGTAGAGGAAGCTTCAACGACTAAGTGCTTGCAATCGCAAGACAGCACGGGGCAATTATGATATAATAGGTTGGATGAAATTTGAGGTTTAACCTATGAAGACTACTGAAATAAAAGAAATTGGAAATGTTTTTAATAACTTGAGAGTAATTAGCTACGCAGGAAAAAACAAACACAATAAAAAGCTAGCTTTTTGTGAGTGTTTACTATGTGGAGCTAAGAAAAATATGATTTTGACAGAAGTTAGGACTGGAAAAAGCAAATCATGCGGATGTCTAGCTACGATAAAAGCCAAAGAGCGCCAGATGGTACATGGGTATAGCGGAACAAAGGTGCATAGAGCCTGGAAAGGGATGCGTCAAAGGTGTACGAATCCAAATTACGAACACTACCATAGATATGGTGGTCGAGGGATTACGTTTAGCGATGAGTGGAATGATTTTCAAATATTTTTGAACGATATGGGTTTTCCGCCAAGTGACAGACATCAGCTTGATAGGATTGATAACGACGGAAATTATTGTAAAGAAAACTGCCGTTGGGTTCTACCTAAAGAGAATTGCAACAATCGTAAAACCTACCACAATAAGACAGGTTTTACCGGAGTCACAGAAAACACTTCTAAAAAAGGGCGTTATTCTGCAGTGTTTCATGTTAATCGTAAACACATCCAAGTTGGGACTTTTGACAGTCCGCTAGAAGCTTACAGAGCTAGAGTTAACGCTATAAAAAAATATAATAAAGAGCATAACACCAATTTAAAATATATAGAAGTAGAAGATTTATGATTGAAGATATAGTCTCATCTCTTGTGAAAGCAAGAGCTCGAAAGAGTGTTATAAGCTATACAAGTATTTTCAGAAATGAAATTACGGAGAGGCTTATAATTAAAGGATAATGCAGTGTGCTGACTTACCATGTTTTATCGTCAAAAACTGGTTCGGCATTGATTTATGGGGTAATGCCATAGACCTGTTAAATAGCGCATCTGCGCAAGGGCTAGAGGTCATATATAATGCCCCTGGAGTCAATCCCAAAGCTAGTGACCTTTTTGTCATGGAGGTAGCTGGTAGTCCCTACGGACATACAGGAGCTGTCATCGAGGATAGTGATGGCTATACGATTAAAACTGTTGAGCAAAATATTGACGGTAACTGGGATAGTCTGCAGGTAGGCGGACCCGCTCGCTTTAATATCCGCGACTTTACTGGCGTTATTGGCTGGATTAGATTGCCAGTTGATCACACTCACCAGACAGTAGATACAGCACCACAAAACTCGGACACTATCGTAGAGACAGCAAAAACAGGCACCTTTACGCTTGATGTCGCAGAGATTAATATTAGGCGTTGGCCAAGCTTAGCCAGCGAAGTAGTAGGTAGCTATAAGCAAGGCGATACTGTCAGCTTTGATAGCGAGGGCTACGCGAATGGTTACTACTGGATTAGCTATGTTGGAGGTTCAGGTATGCGTGACTACCTAGCTATTGGGCAGACTGATAAGGATGGCAACCGCATCAGTATTTGGGGTAAATTAAATTAGGAGTTATTATTTTATTATTAATAATAAAATAATACTGTTTTTCTTGACTTAGCAAATCAAAACAGGTAATATAAAGATAACAAATAACTGTGCCTCTGTTGTTTATGCTCTTGTTGTTTGTATTGCTGTACACCTAGCACCGTAGGTGACGAACAAAAAATGTAAGAGGAAACTCCAACCTCAGAAAAAGCACAGTTTGCCGGCTGTGCTTTTATTTTTGGACATAAAAAAGAGCAGGTTTGCCGACCCACTCTTAAACAAAAAATGTAATGTACGTACTATTTTTTGTGTAAATAGTCACGCACGACATCAGCTAAGCAATTTGCAGTGAGGGTAACCACAAAATTACTAACTAATGTGAGGAGGAAAATTTCCATACTCCAACCTCCTTTTTAAAGATTTGCTATTTGACTAGTTAGCTCTAGCCCATCTAAGCTACTAGAGCTTATTTGTTGATACAATTATATATTATTTTATTTCACAAATAAAGTTTTTGGGCGAAAAAATCACTATATCTTGTGTCCTCAAACAAAATTATATACAATTTGTTGTATTTTGAATAAAAACCAACCGCTCAGATAATTTCTGGGCGGTTTTTTGTGTGCAAAATCAAGAAAATTCTTTTATCTTCTAAAACAAAAAAAGGGGGGAAGATAAGTTAAAAACTTAGTCATACCAACCTGATGAAGTAGGCTATCTTGAATAGATGCTGTTAAATAATTGTATACATAAAATCCTATTATATTAAGCTTTATAGCTGTATAATGTTTTTTTTGTGTTTTTTTAAAATTATAGTTGAATTATTATTTAAATATAGTATACTTGCTAAACAAATTGATTAAACTTAAAAAATGTTAGGAGAAAAAATGAAAAAAAATACCTTGACTTTGTTATTCCTTGTGTGTGTATCGCTTGCTCTATACACTACTGAGAGTGTCTTTTCAGATACGTACAATACAAATGATGTTAGAAATCCAAGGAACATATATGCTCCTAGATATGATAAAGACGAAATTTTGGATAATAGAAGATTAAAAGAAATATATAATAAAGAAATTATTGAAAAAAATAATATATCGATAAATGCCAAACAAGGAACGCAATTGATTTTTAATACGGATGAAAATACTACAGTTTGGAATGATAACACTTTTAAGAAAGTCATATCTAGTAATCTTTCTCCTTCACAGGAAAGAATGTTTAATGTTGGTGATCATGTGAATATTTTTGCTATAGTAAAGTCATATCATGTTGTATGCAAGGAACAATTCAATTATAGTGATGGGGGAATAATAAAAACAAGTGATGTAAAACCAGAAGAAAAAGCAATTTATATTAATATTTTTGGTGAAAAAGAATTACGAACATTAACAGCTAAAGATAAGATTACCTTTAAAAATAATATTGTAACTCTTCAGGAGATTGATGTTAGACTTAGGAAAAGTTTGATGGGGGACAGCAAAATAAAATTGTATGAGTACGATTCTTTGTATAAAAAAGGGTTTTGGGATATTCATTATAAAGACGGTGGCATTAGACACACCAATTTATTTACTTACCCCGACTATACAGATAATGAAACGATTGATATGAGTAAAGTTAGTCACTTTGATGTTCACTTAAACGAAGATTTTTCTAAAGATTAGTGGTTGAATGCTATTTTAATTTAATTTTTAGTCTATTTAAATAGATTTTGATGAATTAGACGGTTTTAGTAGACTTCTAGGCATCACTATCGGTCAACCGAGGAATATGACAAAACCGCTCAGATAATTCTGGGCGGTTTTTGTGTTTTTTAAGGAATTATTTTTTTAATTTCTTTCATCTTCAATTTTTATTAACCTATGAAGGAGGAATGTAGAACCCGTCATACGCCCGTTTGTTTATTTCTTTTTCAGGAAATAGTAGCTACCAAATATTTCAAATACGTTAATTTAAAATTACCACTATATTTAATTTTACCAAAAAAATTAAATAAAAAAAAGACTTGTATTTGTAATATTTTAAGTGTAATATTCTTCTTGAGATAAGGTCTACCTTAGTTTTAAGAAAGGAGGTTTGTTGACATATTGGGGTAGCACTTAATAGTTTCTCTGTTATTAAAATAGTTGGAGAAAATTTATGAAAAAAGTAATAAATACTATTCTATTAGCTGCTTGTTTTTTATTCTTTTTAGGTAATTTTACTACAAATGTATTAGCTGAAGGGATAAATGATAAAATGGAAAATGGCACTGAAAGTGATATTAGCTTCCAAAATGGTGAACTCCTAAAAAATTATCTTATCCTAGAAGGTGAACGAGTATACTTTGATTATGATAGAGCAACTCAAGATAAAGTATCAGATGATGTTCTAGAGATGGGAATGTTAGTTGAAGCTATAAGTAAGGATTATTCTGAGAAGACATTCACCCCAGATAAGTATTTTAAAGCTAGTTGGCCTGTCCACGGTAACTATTGTGGACCAGGTCATAATGGGAATAACTTTACGTTGCCAGTAGTAGATGTTTTGGATCAAGGTTGCCAAAACCACGATAGTTGCTATAAGTGGGGTGCCGGTATTGGTGCTAATTGTGAATGTAACCGTCAGCTAGTTAATTACATAAAAGTTTATAGACGATGGATGCCAGCGAATGTCCTTGGCGTAGCCGATGCTATTAGAGTATATTTTGAGACAGTAGGTTCTATAGGATGTTAAATTTCAAAAAAAACGTTAGTGATTATTCGAAGTACTATATTTTGAGTATAGTGTTATTATGGATAGGAATGTTCTTTGTTCCTTGGGATAAGACTCTATTCGGTGTTTCGATTTATCTGTTTGTTATGCAAAAGTTATTTATAGTGTTTGGTTTGACGGCTATCTTCATGGCCTTTGTGTCTAAAAAAATAAATCTATTTATTTGGGGAATATTATTTATTTTCGCATTTTGGATTAATATGTTTTTGTTATTTTCCGTATTACCAATTTTGGGAAATTAGTTTAACAAAAAAGAAGAGGGGGGTCTCCCTCTTCTTTTACGAATAAATAAATAGGAGGTGCTTTATGCTAACATACGACGAATTTAAGCAAGCTATTGATGACGGATATATCGTAGGAGACACAGTTATGATCGTGCGCAAGAACGGACAGATTTTTGATTATGTGTTGCCGAATGAGAAGATAAGAGATTGGGAGGTTGTGACAGAGGAGAAGGTGGAAGAAGTGATGGTGGAATTAGACTATATCATAATGAAGAAAACTTTGAGTAGACAGAAAAATAATTGA